CTGAGGGCGAGCGCCGCAGCGGCGAGCGACCCAATGAGCCAGTGTTTCGTGTTCATGCTCGCATCTCCCTGGAGCCAAATACCGGGTCGGAGCGGCGCGCCTCGTCAAGGTCGGCCTCGCCCTCGCGCTCACGGCGCAGATTCTCGAAATGGCCCTTGCCGGGCTTCATCGCGCCAGGCAAGCCCTGGTTGGGAAGCGACTCGAAGCCGCGCGTGCGCGACGAAACGAAGTACCGCTTCGCCGGGACGAGCCCTTCCTTGACCGCCCGCTCCTCGATCTCGAGTGCATCGCGCGCGTCGACCGACCACATCTTGATCTCGAAGGGGCCGCCGTTCTGCGTCTGCCACTTGGCAAACTCGTCCTTGCGGGCGCCGTAGGTTCGCAGGTCGGCCTCGTACTCGATAATCGCTTGACGGAAGTCGACCATCGCGAGATCGAACTCCGGGTCTCCTTCCTTGCCGCGCGGGGCAACCGGGCGCTTGGGAGCGCTCGGCGCGGTCGGACCGCAGTCCCACAGATAGACCATCGAACGCTCGCGGTCGGCCATCGCAGCCAGCCCCGGCCCGACGTTCGAGAGCTTGACGTACTCGTTGAGTTGGATCGCTTCGACCATGTCAGCACATCTGAGCCGCCAAGGACGACGTACAGCTTGACGTACTCGTACTTGACGTTGTTCTGCTCGTTGGAGAACAGAATCTCGTAGCGGTTGCCGCCGATCGCGGGGACCGCCGGCGGGGTGAAGTTGTTGGGGACGTCGCCGGTGCCGGCGATGGCAAGCTGGAGCGCGCCGGCCAGCATGACGTTCGTGGCGCCGAAGGCCGGGTCGTTCGAGACCAGCACCATCAGCTTGTAGTAGCAGCCCGACGTGACGACGATGGCGGTGACGTCGATGACCACTGCGGCATCGATGCGCTGTTGCTGCGGCGTGATCGTTGAGGAAGCGGCGATCGAGGGCAGCGTAACCGTGATGTTCTGGTTGCCGCCACAATCGATGATGCCGTCCGCGCCGCCATACTGCGCGTAGCCGGATGCAGTCTGTGCGGTGGCGCCGTCGGCGAGAGCGAGGTTGGCGTCAAATCCGTAAGTGCGGTCGCCCATCTGGGCCTCCTGTTAATTCAGCCCCACGATCACGCGACGATTGGCGCGTTGGTCCACGAGGTCATGCGGGTCAGGCAATACTTGAACTCGTCGACCAGGCCGACGTCCCAAGAGATGTGGGTGCGGTAGGTCTTGCGGTCTTCCAACAGGCCGACGTCTTCGGGCGTCAGGTTGCGGACGTAGATGCCGCGCAGCATCCCTTCGCCGAGGGTCATGCCGTAAATCGACGACGTAACCGCCGAGCCGGTGCCGTAGGCGACTTCGTTGAACTGGAGGACGGGAACCTGGTCGTCCTTCGGGTAGCCGTAGAGCAGCCGGATGCCGGCGTAGGTCAGCTTCGGCCGGCCAATCTCGTCCCAGGTCTGCATGACGTAGCCGGTCAGCGACTGGTTGCGCGCCGCCTGAATCCACAGGGGCAGCGACAGGAACGGGACGAACAGGTAGCGCGTGCCGGACTTGCCCGACAGGTTGTTGAGCATCGTGTCGAGGTTGGCGAGCGACAGGGCCGCGCCGCCGGAGGCCGTCGAGTTGTAGTAGAGCCGGCCGAACTTCTGCGCGCGGACCTGGAGGCCGTTGAAGACGCGCGCGTTGACCGACTGATCGCCCTTGACGAAGGTGTCGATCCACAGGCGGGCGAAGGCGGTGATACCCATTCGCTCTTCGTAATTGCGCCGCTCGGGGCCGAAGCGATCCTGGATCGCACGGTCGATGTCGATGTCGTGGTCGATGATGTAGGTCGCCTCGTCGAACGGCGAGATCACGCCATGCCCGGACGAAGACGCCTCGTTGACGGCGCGGAACACCGGCGTAGCCAGCGAGGCTTCGCGGTAGCCGACGTACTTCGATCCCTTGAGCCCTTCAAAGGGCATGACCTCGAAAACGTCGCTGTACTGCGTGAACATCTCGATCACGGGGCGGCGAACGTCCTCCGGCGCCATTCCCTTGGCGTATTCCGTGAGGGTCATGAGGTTCGAGACGGCCATCGGAATTCCCTTTCAGATCACGGATTGCTGGCGCTTGCCGTGTAGGTCCATTGCGCAACGTTGGTGTTCGCCACGCCAGCCTGATTGACGTCCTTGACGTAGGTCGCCGCGCTGACCGTCCCCTGGCTTCGCTGGACGTCGTCGGCCATCTTGCGCAACATCTTGGAGATATAGGCGACCTCAGCCGACTTCTTGTCGAAGGTCTGGTCGACGAAGGTGGCGACGAAAACGGTCATGTCAGGCGACCTTCTTGCCCTGCGCCGCCGCGGTCATGCGGCGGGCGTAGTCGAGACGATCCGGCATCGAGAGTTTGTTGTAGTCGGCGTCTGACAGCTTGCCCGGCGCTTCCGGCGGCTCGCGGCCGCCGCTCTTGAAGGTGCCGGAGCCGGTGAACTTGGCGATCAGCGATTCCGCCATCTGGACGTCGGCCGCGGTGAACAGGCGCGAGACGAAGCGGCCGCCGGACTCCTGGCCGAGCAGGCCCTGCGCCCATGTCTGGATCGCGGTGACGCGCGCCTGGCCGTTGGCGCCCAGCTTGCCGATCTCGGCTTTGCGCGCCTGGTCGATCTGCGCGGCGGTGCCGACGCGGTCGCCGGCGACAAGCGCAATGGCTTCCTGGAAGGCTTCCTGGGTCAGGCCGTTCTTCTGCGCCCATTGCTGGCCTTGCGCCCACAACGGATTGTCGACGTCGATCTTGAACTCGACGCCTTGCGGCAGCGTGAAATCCTTCGGCAGTTCGATCTTGTAGTCTTCCGGCTTGGCCGGGAGCGTCAGCCGGCGCGATTCGTCGGCGGCGACGCGGGTTTGAAGCTCGTTGAAGTGAGCGGCGAACTCAGCGTCCTTGACCTTGCCGGCGCTCGCGTCCCAATACGCCTCGGGGATATAAGCCGGCCGCTCGTTACTCTGAGCGGCCGGAGTCGGGGCGGGGGTCGGCGTCGGGGTCGCGGTCGGGGTCGGAGAAGCCGGGGACGTAGGCGTCGCGGCTGACGAGACGGGCGCCGGGGACGCGACGGGCGTGGCGGGGGTCGGCGCTGGCGAGGCGGAAGGTGACGGGGCGACTTCGGTCACTTAGAGCAATTCCCTCGGCCATCAGAGCCATTAGATCACGCGCGAAACTGCGGCGACCGTGGTCGGATTGCAATGATCTGTCCGATCCATCGCTGATGACGCCGCAGAGCGCCTTCTGCAAATAGAGGTAGAGGGTCACGCCGTCTGGCGTGCGCGCAATGCGGTCAATCGCCAGTTTGAGATCGTCGTCGGAAACTTCGCTCATGCGGCCGATCCCGGCGTCTCGTTGGGCGGCGCTCCAGCATGGCGCGCGCCGGCCAGTTGGGCGATCGCCGCGGTTGCCTGTTTGACCTGGTCGGGATTGCGCCACTTGATCAGGCCGACGCGCATCTTGTCGACGATCGCCTTCATCGTTCCGGCGCCGTCGCAGTACATCTTGAATTCCTCGGGGAAGGTTGGCGCGATGATTTGCAGCGCCTTGATCGCCATCCCGACTTCCTGCTGTTCGGCGGCGGCCTGCGCCGGGTTGCGCGGCATGGTCGCGACAGCGCGCCCGTCAACGCGGATCGGCTGAATCGCTCCAGCCTTCTCAAGCAGCCACTTGAAGCGGAGGAAAATCTGCGCCGGGCCCTCGCGCCAGAACGGCAGGCCGGGCGTCCCGAGGCGGCGCTGCGCGCGCGCCATCTCGTCTAGCCACTGGCCGAGCGTCGGCGGCGTGTCGCCTGTTTGCTCGGGGTAGTCGACGAAGAACAGCTTGCGCAGCTTCTTGATCTTTTCCTGATAGGCGTAGTTGGCGACCTCGGGTGGCGGGACCGTGAAGATCGGTTTGACGGCGCCCTCAGAGCCCGGCCGGATCGGGTAGGCCATGTCTTCCTCGACGCCATTCTCGACGGCGGCGAATGAATCGTCGGGGTACGTGATCGGCGGCATGATCGAGCGCGCGGCGTGAACCGTCCGCATGTATTCGAGTTCGTCGATCTGGCGGAAGCTCGGCAGGCCCTTGATCAGCGGGCCGACGCCGTGCGGCCAGTCGGCCGTCGCGCCGAAGCGCATGACCAACAACGGACAAGAGCCCTCGCCGATGCACCTCGCGTCGTGGATGACCTGGTTGTCGATCATGATGACGTGCTGCCAGACCTCGTCCGACTTGTCCTCCCAATCGCGCCAGAAGGCCCAAATCACCTGCGTCCGGTCGGACGGCTTGTCCTCGTGCTTTTTCTTGACCTCAGGGGGAACCTTCTTCCACACTTCCTCGCCAATGAGTTCGCGGACGTAGTGGTTCCTCGTGAAACGCACGGCGGCGCGATAGTCGACCTCGCCATAAGGCCCAAGGTCGATTTCGAGTTCCCGGAAAGGAATCGCAGAGACGGTGACGGCCGCGGCCGGGTGCGGGCGCTCGATCCACACGGCG